GCAAAGGTGACCACACATATCCATACACTTATGGACTTTGCCATAGCGATAAGTGTATTCATCGCACAATCCTAGAAAATGCCGATACAACCACTTATAATTACCGCTGTTCTCGCGACACCACAAGGCTGAAGGATGATTGATATGTGTAGCAGAATATAGTACCCGCTCACGATCATCAGGAAGCCGCCAACGCTTGACGTTGCGACCAGTTTTGGTCTTGTCAATGTATTCTGTGCCGTCAATCAGGCGATGAGCGGTGGACAATAGCTGTGCGGATTCAAGAATCATCTTGACCACATGCTTATCGACCATCCACTCAGCAGCTTGATACGGATCACTGTCAATTGCAAAAATATTCATGATACGTAAGGATCTCCAGCGGGCATCACATTGATGCAATCATTCTCTTCTGGTAGAAATTCAGGCTTCACCAGAGGATAATCACAATACCACTTTTCAGGCTCTTGCACCTCCGCGCGGGCTACGGTGGGTGCAACAAATACTGCGCCAGACACAGCGGTCAGCAGCGCAGCAACAATAAGTTTCCTATTCATTTAATCCTCTATATCATACCAACGTGCGGTTATATTACACCCTTCGAACACGGATGTCAACTCAACTTCTTGACCACGAAGTTCTGGATGCTTCCGAAGATGGCGCTTGAAGGCTTTGAATGAATTGCACCGAGCATGAGAGGAAGCACCAAATTCAGCCGGCACTTCATCAATTGTCATCCACTTATTCAAGTCTTCACAAAACCACATATTGGCATTCCACACGGTGACGCCAAAAAACCGCTTCAGCACTCGCGCACCCGGTGGTGCATCATGTGCAAATATCCAAGCCATCTTAACCCTCTACAGCGTCAATACGAAAAACTTGATTGGGTGAAACATTCAGTGTACGATCCATATCAATCGAACCATCCGCGTTCCACGAACGAACACGAATCTGCTTAATGCCCGGCGGCACTTTCCATGTTGCAGAGTTTCGCTGAGATGTAGACGCGGCTTTTGAATAGCCGGGTGAAGTGGCGACCGCTATAAAAGATAGCGGTCCCACAGCCATACCTAGAAACTTACGCTTGTTCATTTTGAACTCACGGCTTCAGGAAGTTTGCAACGTCGATGCCGTCCATAGAATCCCAGTCAGGATCAACAGAGTAGGTACCACCAGCGTACTCGCCGCCAGTCTTCAAGCCGATTTCAGCAAGGATAGCATCAGCTTCCTTGTCAGCACGTTCCTTGAGAACGTTCCGCGCAGCCTTCTTGACCGGGGTCTGATTAGACACGCGAACCTTGGTCTGCTTAGGAGCAGCAACCTTAGCAGCCTTGGGCGCTTTCGCAGCCTTAGGCGACTTGACCTTAACAGGCTTGACAGCGGTCGCCATCGCGCGAACCTCAGCAGCATTGTCCGGCTCAGAAACGAGCGTATAGGTCAGAACATTACGACCGTCCTTCTGGACAGTGAACTCAAAACCGTGGCGGTTCTTGAGGAACGAAATGTACTTCGCAGCATAATCGCCACGACCGACATGCTTGTTAATGGCAGTCGGCGAAACCGGCTGACCAACCTTGAACAACTCAAGGGCAAGAAACTCACCACGCACTTCACGACCAGCAATCTTAGGCATTCCAAAACTCCATATTTGATTTAACGGTAGACATCCTAGCACGACAGCTAGGGTGTGTCAAGGCTCTAATTCATACCTTTCGCGCGGGTCAGCCATGCTTTCCAGTATGGCTTCAATGGTGTGTTTATCAACCCGAGGTTCATACATGTAGACATATGCATAAACGCCTTCCGTGTCAGTGAAGCCAAATTCCATGGCTTCATAGACCAGCTCTTCCACACCGATTAGAAAGTCCTTGATACGTGCCATTAGAAATAACTCCCTGCGATGAAGCCGACAGCAACGGCGATTAGAACGGGCAGCACGATATAGACAAACGTGCCAAATGCGACCGCCTTACCCATTATGCATACCTCCTGCGAGTGTCGTCTGTATCAACCAGATAAAACTCAGGCTCATTCCTGAATCGAATACCAGGCTTGGACATGGTGATAATCTTTTCGTCAAGATAGACGAAGCCGCGATATCGGTCGGCACGGAACAGGGCATGTTCCAGTAGATCAATCATGCCCTGACGCCGAGCCTTGTCAGCATCCGAATCACCGCCCTGCCAATCGCTGGCTAGATAGCCGTTGGCATAATCCAACAGCGTTTCAATTTCGATGGTCTTGCGAGACTTAGCCATTAGACAGAAACCTCCAGAAGGTCGTTGATCATAACCTGAGGGACAACCTCAGCATCGGCGCCAGAAAGCCACTGGTTAATGTGCTTGGTGGTCGTCTTTGAATATTTCTGAGCCGTGCGAATGAAGCCACGACCCGAGACATACGCAGCAACAGGAGTCTCATAAGAGAACAACACCGTGCCAGACGGAAGGTCGAGTCGCGTCATGTTAGGCGCGAGGGGAACCAGCTTGATATTAGCCATTAGCGTAAAGCTCCAGCTTAAGATTGGTGGGAATCGCACGCTCATATTCATAAGCATTGCGAAGGTTCGCCATCGCGCGAACAATGTCGCCCTTGATAGCGTGATTCATAGCGTCTTCAAGGAAGATAGCCATGAGACGAATCTCGGTATTTTCGTGGTGGCGGATGGTATCCGCAATCTTAGACTTGCGAGGGCGAGACATACGAGTTCCTTTGTTCATATACAGGATATAGTGATTGCAAGAGCGTTTTTCAAGAGCGCGACAGCGCATAGCTGCTATGCTTCCGAGGCATAGGTCCGATCAGGAAGCGATACAACTTGCGGTAAAGAGCCTTGGTCATCATCATATACAGGATATAGTGATGCAACCCTCGAATTTCAATGCCTCCAAGCGAATAGCTGGTATGCATTCCGCGAATACCAGCTATTCCTCTAAGCCCTTGATTTTGTTGAATTTACGTAGGAAGCTAAGTGATTGATTTTGTTGATTGTTTTTCCGAAGCTTTTGGAGCGTCCTGGAGAGCGCCTGGATCAGCGCACCCGGCTCTGATACTCAGCCAGCGCCCACTTCCGAGCGTCAGCCCGGAGAGCGTCCCGGTCGATCTCGGCGATATCAACCCGCTCGACATTGCACGACCAAGCCCAGACCACATCACGATAAACCTTTGCAACCTTTCCGTTGCGGAGCGCCTTTTCCACCTGCACATCGGAGGTTGCAATAGCAAACTTTTTCATCTGGCGGGCGCGCCAGCCCATGCCATAAGAGGCGTCCATTGCAACCACAACCTTTCCGATAGTCCCCTTGCCGCTTTTGCCTTTCACAACCTTGGCGATAGAACCCTTGCCGACTACACGGGCGGCGATTTCAGCGTCTCCGACCAGCGTTTCAAACTTGCGGTTTTCAAGCCAATTCAGATACTTGGCACGTACCTCTTCCGTCGCATCCACGACGATTTCCACAGGGTGCCAGCTGGACGGGTTCATATCATAGACGTTTACGCAGACCTGCTTAGGACCGTTCGAGGCTTCATCCCAAACAAGCGCAAAATCAGCGGTGCCCCAGATATCGCTCATAATGCGATAGCTGTGATCTACAATCTTGGCGAGAACCGCACCCTCATAACGGTTTTCGTTGAGGTCGCGGTCGGCGGTGTAAAGGATAGCCATAGTTCATTATCTCCTGTTGATAGACAGGATATAAGTATCGCATGACGGATTTCAAGATGTGATCCTCGAATACCCGCCATGCAGCTGGCGCATAGCTAGAAGCTTACGACTTTATTCTGTACTTGTGAAAATCGTCATAATCATCGATTTCGTCGGCATGGTCTACATACATTTTTGTCCAGTTACGAATTGGACGCCTTTGATTGGTGTCCCTCTCCACACGCTCTTCATCATCATAATCATTGAAACGCATTTTCTTTGTGTACTTCATGTCAATAAGCCCTTACTAAACGTAGTCCCTTCTTGTTAAATGTGTCCGTCCACGCCGTGAACGTTTCGCCATGATCAATCTTCTTTTCAGAATAGAATTGATAGTGGTGAACGAGTTCATGCGCGAGAACTTCCACGAAAAACTTCTTTGATTTATAACGTTTGTTCATGCATAGTTTGCTGTATCGATAATTTGGATCTTTTGTATCAATCCACGATTCGTAATATGCATATGCACCTCGACGCCAACGAATGTCAATCTCGTTGAGAGGTGCTAGATTGCCGCCGAAGACTTCACGATTGATTATACGAAACCAAGTCATGCAGTCTTGCGGGGTTGTGTGGTATGGTGTAGTGTCATCAGACTTCATTATCTTTGCAAGTTCTGACTTCTGCTTTTTCTTCGACATACCTGTTCCTCGAAGTGAATGAACATAACATATGCCAACCAATAATCATTACAGAGGAATATCGGGAAAAGCTTCTTTTACGATCTTCTCATCAAGACCCTTAATCTTCAGGTTCTTGAGGATCATATTCATAAAGACAACAGCTTCTTTTGCCTCTAGGGCTTCTAACATTTGGATCAAAATCTGCTCTTTGCGTTCCTGCGTTAATGTATCAGCCACGCGCGGATGACCCTTAACTAGAAGATAGACCCGATCTAGCTCAGACGAAATGGTCGAATAGCCCATGCCTGGCGGGACCTGCTCAGGCTTGTAGTACGGTGTCTTGTCAATAACAAACTCGACTGATGGATTAAATGCACCAATCAAAACCTGTCTAAGGGCATAAGAATCGTTCTTCTTCAGAACATCAATGCGATCCTTCTTAGCCTTAGCCTTCTCAAACTCCTCAAACACTTCATAAATCTGTTTCATTAAAACTCATCCAATACTTCAATCATGTTACGCAGCCGCTTTTCAATGAAATAGTTCATAAGCTTCTGCTTTGTTCCAACAGTGGCACTATCATATGCTTCCACGATCTTGGATCGGATAGTCTCCGGAATGAAGTCCAGATCCACCAGCATTTGATTGCGCTTATACCCACGGAGCATTTGATCGTTGATACAAAACTCTTCTGGAGCCTTGTTGATCCACTCTGTAAGCTTCTTAGTATTTATTGTCTTCTGACGTTCACCGAGAGCGAACGTATTATCAGGCGACAAGAAGTTGGGAATACCGTCACCGCGATCACCACGGATGATATGCTCCTTGATGAACTGGTGTGGATTGTCCGACTGGATATATCGCTTGAGAATAGGGCTGTACTGATAGACGTTAGGATACTTCTGAAGCTGGACAAAGTCCTTGTCAGATGACAGAATTAGAACGTCTTCATTGGCTGAAGCACGAACGGCTAGGGTACCAATGATATCGTCAGCCTCGGCGCCTTCGACCTCAATTACGCGACCAGGAAAATACTCCTTGAGTTCGTCTCGGATCTTGTTTAGGATTTCGAAGATAGCATTCCAATCCAAGTTGGACGCATCGCGATCCTTCTTGCGATTGGACTTGTAGAACGGAAACACATCGCGGCGCCAGTACTTCTTGGAGTCACAACAGATGACCACATGACCATACTTCTGGCGGAACTGTTTCGTATAAGAGCGCAGCGAGTTTAGTACCATATGTCGGATCAAGTCTTCATCTAGCTTGATCTTTGGATTGGATCCAATCTGCTGCATGAGATTGGAAATCAATACCTGGTTTAAATCAATCAATATCATTTTTCACCTGTTAGCATACCACATATTATATAGTAGCTATTCTTGCTCGTCAAGAGCTTCTTTGTTCTCTTCAGTGAGTTCCTTGATCTTTGCCTTCAATTCATCAAAGCTTTCCGCTTTTACGATTTGGACATTTGTATCAACGAAACTGTGGAGTGGGTGTTCAATCTTGAAAGTTCTATATACGGTCGCCCTCAAAGCATCAGCAGCGAAAGTGAAGTCTTGCTCAAACTGGTCGCTTTCAGTTTCAATGCCATAGTTCTCTAGGGCATCCATGATGTTGAGAACCAAATCTTCAACAATGGCTTCAGCGTGTTTTTGCAAAGACTTCTCTTTTGCCTTTTCAATCTCTTCGATATTTGGGGGAACTTCTCGGACGATACGGTTGGTAGGAAACTTTACGATAGTTGTCATTTAATAATCCTTACAAGCACTGTCTCATTATTTATGCGACCGTTTGCGGTCTTCGGCTTGCACTTGATATCATCCATGAACTTGCGAAGGATCACTTTGCCGCCATCAAGCAGCTTCTTCAACTGATCATCAGGCTTGCGAAGCTTCTTCACAATTGAGGTCTTCTCATCAAAGCCAGTTAGTGTGCTACCCTTGACGTTAAGCCCAGCAGGACCCATAGCGTTATAAACAGCCAGAGTTCGATACTTGGAATTAAAGACCCAAAGCTGGTTGCAGCCCACAATCTGTTTTGGATCAACTGAAGTAAGGTTATACGTTTCATCTTTTTCCTTGAACTTAAGCTTTGCAACAATAACCGATGCAGGCTTTTCCTTCTTCTTTCGCGGCTTACGAGCCGCCTTAACGACAGTCGCGCGAGTCTCAGCAGCCGAAACGATGCCACGCAGAAACTCCACGTAAGCCTTCAGCTTCGGCTTCTTGTAATGAGAATAGCCTTCTTTGAGTTGTTCGTCTTTGCCTTCAAGAGCGTCAAAAGCCTCAGAGTAAAGCGGCTTGTAATAGTCCGCAATACGCTGGGCAATCTGAGGCTTTACGTCATTCTGGATAAGCCAGTCAACAGGCTTGAAAGCCGTGCCATCACGATAGTAGTTGTCAAGATGAATCTCAATATCAGCGATCAGGTCGTTTGCACGATTGACGATACGCTCTTGAATAGAGATTACACGCTTGGCGGGTTCTTCTTCGCGCGCGGCTTGCGAGGCTTCTTCGGCTTCGTTTCGACCGTTGTCGTTTCCGTGTTCACGGTCCACACCGTCTTCGCCGTCAGTTCCGGCTTCTCCGAGTACTCTAAGTTTTTCTGCGACTCGTTTCGCAATGTTCGCTGGTAGTTTGCCTCCGAGTAGAAGTATACGGCAATTCCAACCAAGATTACGCATACGATCAGCGTCAGCCCTAGTAACATTTTTGATTTGCTCCTTTGTGAATTTGAATTCTTTCATGAACGCAAGGACAAACTCTTTTGCCTTGTCGTTATCATAAAAATAGTTGTACCAATTATAGGCATTGATAAGATCGGCGTTTGATACCTTACCACGAAGGTCAGGTTCTGCACCGAGGTACTTTTCGTCGGCAAACTTACCGCGAATTGCTTTCTGCTTCTTTGCCATAACGTTCCTTTAGTCTATTAAAATCCCAATCGTTGAAGTCCGGGATCACGCAGATGCCGTACTCAAGATATTCATAATCATAGACTATCTCATTGGCAAAGTCAAGAGCCTCTTCCAGCGTAGAAAACAACCTAGCGTCATGGAAGAAGTCATACATTCCTTTAGGTTCGCCTTGCCATTGGTAAGATTCGTCGGAAAAGTCTCCATAAATGGAATCTATATTAATGCCATAAGCGACTCGGTATTCTGGTCCCTTCGTCTGAAGGATATAAATTCCATTATCCGCACTCACTGTCAAACTTCTCCTTAATACTCATTCTCTGTTCTTGAATTGTAACTTCTTTGAAAGCCTTGCGTGGATTGCCGCACATGTGGCAAGAGCAGGGATGGCGCGTCTCTGCCATCTTTCGTATATGCTTTTGTCTCTTCTCTTCTGAACCCCAATATTTATCTGCTTGGAGCCACCAGAAGTTTTTGACTTTATCAATCATACGATTGTGATGGTGACGGCGATCAG